TGGCTGCCATGAGATCGTCGCGTATCGGTACGATCTTTCCGTCCTTACGGTGAAACATTCTTAATTCCTCAAGCCAATCTGATTGTGTCGAGAACACCTTGAAGCGTCCTGATTCCATTCGTTGCAGCATATCCATGATGCCGACTTCGATACTGTTGCCGCCCTTCTTCTCCCCCATCGCTGGAGGATTCGTGAAGTGTTCCGGTAGAAGGTTCACGCCGTGGCCCCGGTACTGGTCAGCCAAGCCGGGGTTACCCATCGAGTCGCGACGGTTACCGTCGTGCGGCCAAGCGTAGGAGATCCACCTGGGGCGTGTGTTAATCGCCGTAGCGTGGACCGCTGGTGTCGCCTTCGACAGCCTATAAGTGTCGTAAACGTAAACGATGTCCTCGTCTGCGTCATACGCGATCCAGACTACCGCTGTCGGGTGATCCCACCCAAAATCAATGCCACCGAGTCGCTGATACTCCTCCGGGATAGAAAAAGGATCTACCAAGAGTTTTTCTTCCGGCACGGGGAACACAAGACCCGAGCCAATCGTCGGTCTTCCGTACTTACGCATCTCGCGCTCGTGCGGTGGGTACGCCGCGAGGATCTGCTCCATCACGGACTCCGTGAGGTGTCCGGGCTTACCCTTCACAACTGTCTTAACTTTCTCGGACGCATCGTCCCAAGAGCCGTGCGTCAGGCTTTGCCCTGGGCGAAGGTCGTTAAAGAACTGTGCCGTGGTCTCGGACATCCCGGACTCCGGCGTATAGGTCATAAAGACCGTACCCCTGCGGTCCAGGGTTCGTGTGACGGCTTGGGTATAAATCTCGCGAGGCGGTTCCTCGTCCAGCCAGATCAGGTCGCATGAGCGACCCATCCAGACCTCGTTGCCCATGTTAAAGGCTTTGAAGTAGACGTAAGATGTTCCACCTGAAACGTGCCTGATGAGCGCCATCGCAGTGGCGTTCGGCACACCCGGTTTACGCTGGGTCTCGATGATGCAGTGCTTCGGGATCATGCCCGTACCGAGCGCCTGAGAGTCTCCAGGCGTTCCAAGCAACTCCGCTTGCACAATGTCGCGCACGGTCTCTGTCGAGACACCGCCACACCATGCGGTAATGGGTTCGTTAAAACGGCGCCCGGTATACCAAGGTGGGTAATTGCCGGTCAGACTCGCCGCAACCAGAAAGGCTCCCACCCGTGTCTTGCCGACTCGGTTACCGGCACATAGAACCGACTGCGAAGCAGTCGAAGTTGTATCTATGAACCGTTCCTGAAAAGGATAAGGATCGTACTCTTCGAGCTGGTTGAACTTTTCGCGTTCGCGAATGAGTTTAAGCAGTTCTACTTTTCGTTCTAGGACTTCTTTTGAGTCTTGGTTGACGAGCCTTGAGGATTTTTTCTTCATCTTCCCAGCGTTCAGCCATTTTTGGTTTGTTGGCGTACATCCAGCGCCGTTGTTTTTGAGACTTGAATGGCACTAGGAATTGGGTTTACGCCGAATACTGTTTGACAAGTTACGCGCATAGTCTTCTGCCATTCGCGCATTTTGGAACACTAAGTAGTCTCGAAGACGCATAGCTTCTTCCCGAGCCTGGTACTCCGATAGGCGTTGCAGTCCTGGGCCAAACTGATCATCTGGGCCTCGAAAGCGGATACTCGGATACAGAATGGTTTCTCGCTCCGGGTCCACACGATCTGCGTGAGGGTTATCTTTAAATTTGGTCGGGTGACTCTGAGAGTAAATCGTCTGAGGATACCCATCCTCGTGCGTTAAATACGCCTCATTAATCGCTTGGTTGTTTAGTTGCTTCCGCGCTCTTAACAGCCAGAAAGGATCTGCCATTTCAATTCAGAGTTGTGGGAACTTCATCCTCGAACTCATCCTCACCCAATAGACGCGCTAGTTCCTGGCGCAGTTCTTCAGTGCTTCTCTCAATCTGTCTGACCTCTTGTTCGATCTTCTCAGTCGGTTTCATGCCTCCGCGATCCGCGATGTCTTTTGCTGCCGCCAGACGCACAGTTTCGCTGTTGGCGTTTTTCGCGAGGAAGCTGATGGTCAGCATTGCTTCGGGTACTTTGTCTCGCACCGCGTCCTTGAGGCGCTGTTCGATAATTTCCGAGTACCGGCGCTTTAACTCCCACCCTTTTTGCGAAGCCGAGTTCTCTGAATATCCGGCCTCGATACACGCTTTGGTGGCGTTGCCGGATTGGACGTAGAACTGGATAAATTTTTCTTGGCGTTCGTCGAGTTTTCTCATATTTTGGTAAACCTAATTACTGAATTTTCCCCCCGAATTTGCACGAAAGACATTCATATTCATTTTAAAAAATAAAAAGGGGGTGGGGGGGTCGCCCAATATCGCCCTGTTTTTAGCCTAAATGTGGGACTCTGGCCCAAGGGTCAAAGTCTACTTTACATAATAGGTATTATGCGGAACTCGGGGGTCTAATAAAATCAATGACTTACGATTTACCACCGCCTTTGGGCAGTACAAATGACACGAAAACGCCACTATTTTAGGGCTTTTCCGTCGGTCTCCGCACAGTGGTGGGATTTTCGGACTCAAGACCCCCGCGAGGAGTGCGTGTGTGAGCACGAACTACATTGATTGTTGCGTCCCATGGACTCACGGATCGGGCGCTAAGGCTTGATAGCGTGGTGTTGTGCGCGGAGCCGGTATCGAAGAACGACGCAAATACGTCAAGTTTAAAAATACAGACAACTTATGGTTTCGTCAAACATTCTGCGCCTCTTTTTCGCGTTGAACATCATTCCAACGTCCTAACGCATAGCGCAGCTCACTGTCATAAATGTCCAGAATACCCTGCACTTCCTTAAAGTCCGCTTCGTCCGATCTCGACCACCATCGCTTGCCCATGACGTTAGCCTTTTGTGAGGCTGTCAAATGATAGTTGGTGCTTGCTGTGCCTATCGCCATCTGAATGATTTGAAGGTAATGATCATCAGGCAGTTTTGAATTCTCTGGCTTGACCTGGCGCAACAGAATCTTACCTAACGTGCTGTTGAGATGCCACTCCTGACCATAGGCTAAACGAGCATAGACACTGATCTCGTAGTCCAATGTTGCAAGGAGATCCGCGACCTCTTGATAGGTCACATCGGGCTTGCCACCAGAGCCAAGATGCAGTCCTGCGGCCTTCGCCTTGAGTAACTTAAAATGCTCAAGCGAAAGCATCGAGTTCCAGCCTCACAAGTTTGCACCAAGACTCAAGCGGCATGGTGACTTGATGATGGTCTCCAAGGTCAGGCCGAAGATCGTGCAGACTCATCATGGCGAACCAAGGCTGACGATCTAACCGGTAGATCAGGACTGGTTTCGGAGGTTCACCATGATCCACCGCTCTCGACGCCTGTAACGCCGTCTGTTGCCACCAGTCTTTAACCCTTGCCGTCCTAGCCCTCTTACACTCAACGGCCCACCCTGCGTATCCAGGAGGCCATAGGACGTTTAAATCGTAGCCACCGACGGCGGTCTGCTCAAGATTGCGTCGAACCTCAAGACGCAGCTCATCCTTGAGGATGTTCGCAAGTTCCAATTCACCGACTTTTCCCTTTGTTCGACTGTTTGTCACGAAAGAGCTTCCTGTATTGCGCCCTGGTGGGCGGGAATTTATCTGGACACCCGGCGGTGTCCCAACCGTACTTCACGAAGTTCGCAAACGGCTGACAGGCCAACTCCTCGTCCTTGCATGACTCCCATGCTTCGCACCCTTTATCACACGGGCTTTTTATTTTGCTTAAAGCGTCCCATAACGCCTCCTCACCACGATCACACTTCCCGCATGACTTGACCCGACCAGCGCGGAGATCTCGACCAAACGCGACATGGCTACGACCACAGTCACAGCGACACATCCACCTGACCCCGTTGTTAGTCGATTCAGCATAGGCAATCACTTCGAGCTTCCCGTGGCGATTGCCCTCTTCCCAGATGATTCCTCTCGTCATGGTCATGGTGAAGTGTGGTGAAGTGCGGCGAAAGGTCTCGGGCAGGTGAAGGGTGAAGCGTGTGTATCTAATACACGCTTCACCTCACCCTGCCTTTTGAGTGAAGTAGGTGAAGTACGGGTGAAGTATGAAATCTGTACTTCACCCACTTGGAGTCTCCCTTCGACGAAGCCCCTTGGCTCTCTTTATATGAGGGTGATCTCCAATCACAAGGTTGCGATCTTTGATCCAACCCGAGACATATTTCTTGGCAGTCCCATAGTCGAAGTTAAATTCTTCAGCCATCCATTTACCCAGATACCGATCTCGACCACTCGGACTATGAGAGAACGGATCACCGGCATCCCAACGCCTCGACACCTCGAAGAAGATCTCCTGGATCTGCTCGATACTCAGCTTGGAAGCTGCCGCGATTTCATCGCGCAGTTCATCGCTGATGTCGATTAGAAGACCACTCGCCGGGTCACGGCGATAGGTCACCATCTCGCCCATGCCAAACTCATTACTCTTCACCACAGCACCATTGATGAGTTCCATTGGGCCGATGGACTCGCCCAGAGCTTTCTCGGCTCTGGAACGCTCGTCATCCGGCACAGGAAACAAAGCGTAAGCCCATCTACAACCGTCAACTATCGCGGAAGATCCTCTAATTGCCGCCCGGGAACTTGCGACACCATCGACGTTTCCGTCTTTCCTCATGTGATGACTGGTGATCACACTTGCGCCTGATTCAGCGCAGAGTTTTGACACACTCGACCAATAGCATTGAGCTGCCGCCGGGTCGGAGTTCACATCAGCCTGTACGACGGCTTGCATGGGATCAATGAGACCTAACACCGCGCCGACCCGAATAATCTCCGAGCACAGGTCATCCCATGCTGCGGTCATTTGGTAGACGCCGCCAATGCACTCAAGATATGCCTTTGTTCCACCAGCGTCAGGCAACGGCACGACGTACAGCTCGTCGAGTTTTTTGTGTTCTTCGGGGTTGATGATCTGGTTCAGCCGCCTATGGATTGCGCTTCGCGAATCCTCGGCGGTGACCATGACCACCGGCCCTTGATCCTTAAGTTCGCCTCCGAAGCACCTTTGCCCCCAAATACCTGGGCCAGCGGCGACTCTCACCGCGAGATCCAGCATCAAATAGGACTTGCCGATACCGCCCATCGAGGCAATGAGACCTACGGTCTTATGAGGTAATACTCCCTCGATAATCCACTCAATCGGCCCGGCATAGCCTTCATAAGCATGAATTCCCCACTCATCTACGTTGAGTGATGCCCTGCCCTCATCTACCAGTGAGGCGTAG